CAGCCCCCCATGCGTGGGGGGCCCCGAGCTGAGATCCTGCGGGGTCCCGGCCGCAGAACCACCTCCTGTCTGTCGGAGGCCAAGAACAAGGGGGGGTATGACGCGCTCACGGCAAGCACGTGTGCGTGGCGCCTGGAACACGATCACCCAGCACAAACGCGGCATGTTTGTGTTTGTCTGATTGGCCGCAATCAGTGCTGGCGCGTCCACAGGCCGCATCGGTGACGGTGGAGAACCGCTACCACGCAACTTCCCACTCTCGAGCGCGGTGACCAAATCGCGCTCCCCGACTTGTGAAACATGCTGCCAGGTGAGACGGTGGGCGCTAGGTGAAACATGGCTGTCGCTGGCTAGTCGGAGGCTGCGACGGGCGCGAGCGGGCCCAAGTCCCCGAAAGGGGAAAAGAGCTCGGGCGGGCTGCCCGTCCACTTCAGCCCCCGGGCGCGCATGATGGCCGATGGCTCGTCGGAGCACGGCCGAATGCGGGACACAGCCTCACGCAGGCTGGTCAAGGTGACCTTCTTGTCAAGATCGCCCTCGGGGCTGAGCTTGCGGAGTGTGTCCTCACTGACCTGGGCACCCACGCCGCCGCCCAAGCCAATGTAGACATCCCAGTACTTGTCGCCCAAAGTCTTAAAGACGTAGGCGGCATAGTCGTTGCCCTCGGAGAACATCAACGCGCGGCACCAGAAGGCATCTGCAGCCAGCTTGGCCAGCGTGCATGCCTTCTGGACCGGTGTGCGCGTTGACTTGACGGTGGCGATGGCCTCACAGCTGCAGGTGATGCCCACAGCGTTGAAGCACCGCGTCAGGTCGGGTTCCCAGGACCGGCTGAACCCACGGTCGGACATCAGCATGTGGCATCCGACGAACTCAGAAGCCTGGCCTGGGGCGGTCACCTCATACTTCATATGGAGGCCCAGACGAGTATGGGTGCCGAGGTAGTGCGCTAGGTGCGCTTCGTCCACAGCAGCTTCACTGGCGACAAGCTGACTGTCGTCGCCCTCAAAGCCCTTGCGCGAGCCGTGGCGAGCATTGCACACGCGGCACTGGTAGGGTTCGTCGAGGAACCAGGCACGGATTGCGTCCTCACAACCCGCCATGGCAACGGCCCAGATGGTCGCGTTGACGACCCAATTGAGCACTGAGGTGCCACGGTGGC